CTAAAATCTAAAGCATGGGATACAACAAAACAAGAAGAATTAGACAGTCTTGACCGTGCTATTTTTGAACTGCAACAAGTAGATATTGATGCAGAAATCAAAGCGCATAAGGATCTTGAAGAATGGAATACAAAGAACCACTCATTCAGCGTTCTTACAAAAGAAAAGGCAAGTTTAGAAAGTTCTCAAAGTCGTGCGGAGAAGCAATTCAAACGATACGAGGAAGATTTACAAGGTGTCAAAGACCACAAGTGTTACGCTTGCGGGCAAGACTTGCACGACGACGCACACGCAGAACTACTTGAAAAGAAACAAAAAGATTTTGACGAAAGCAAAGAATACCTTGACAAGGTTAATAAAGATCTTGCTGAAGTAATTGAAGGGCTAGGAGCACTTGGCGAACTAAGTGATAAACCTAAAACTTATTATGATACTGCTGAAGAAGCATACAATCATAGAAACAATTTAGAAAGTTTAGAAAAATCTAAAGAAGAAAAAAGCAAGTCTACTAATCCGTATACGGAACAAATGGAAGAACTTACTAAAACAGCGTTGCAAGAAGTATCATGGGGTACAATTAACGAATATACTCGCATGAAAGATCACATGGATTTCTTGTATAAACTGCTTACAAGCAAAGATTCTTTTATACGTAAACGCATTATTGATCAGAACTTAGCCTTCTTAAATAAGCGTCTACAGCACTATTTAGAGCGCACTGGACTACCGCATCAAGTACTGTTTTTGAACGATTTAACGGTAGAAATTACAGAACTAGGACGTGACTTAGACTTTGATAACCTCAGTAGAGGCGAACGAAATAGACTCATTTTATCGATGAGCTGGGCGTTCCGTGATGTTTGGGAAAGCCTATATCAAAGCATTAACCTACTGTTTATTGACGAACTTATTGATAACGGACTTGACGCCGCAGGTGTTGAAAGTGCGTTAGGTATCCTTAAGAAAATGGCACGTGATCGTAACAAAAACATTTACTTAATTTCACACAAAGACGAATTAAGTGGGCGTGTTAACAACATTCTTAAGGTTGTAAAAGAGAATGGTTTTACAAGTTACGCAAACGATACAGAAGTAAATGGCTAAAACAACACACGAATTACTCATGCAGGCTGTGATGGATTATTATAACACACAGGCCAAATTTGAAGAAAAAGGCTTCGACGAAACAGGTCGCAAGGCTCGTGTAATTCTTAGTCACATAAGAAATTTGGCTACTACTAGGCGCAACGAAATACAAGCAAAACGTAAATTACTCAAGGCAGAAAAAAAGGCCAAAAAAGCACAGGCTAAAGATGATACCGTATAAGTACAGTTCATGCAGTGGACTTATAAGGGTAAACAAATTGAAAGTATTCCAGACGAATATGAAGGATTTGTATACCTTATAACTAATCTTACCACTGGGCAAAAATACATAGGCAAAAAACTAGCAAAGTTTAAAACTACCAAACCACCTCTTAAAGGCAAGAAAAACAAACGTAGAGGCTTCAAAGAAAGCGATTGGAAGGACTATTGGGGTTCGTCCGATCGACTCAACGCAGATGTCCACGCACTAGGCCCAGAAAACTTCACAAGAGAAATATTATATCTGTGTAAAAGCAGAGCAGAAATGTCATACATTGAGGCAAGAGAACAATTTGACCGCCGTGTATTAGAAACAGACGAGTATTATAACGGCATTATTAACGTAAGGGTAGGCGGGTCAGATAAATTACGCAAGGCATTACTAGAGCACACAATTAAGGCAAAGCAATCCAACACCTAAGGTTGGCGGGCCAGTTTGTAATACCGCTGAGGAAAAGGTCCCCTGAGAAGGACACTCGTACACGTTGATCAACCCCCATTGGGAGATAAGCCATCAAAAGAATTGGGCTCACCGGTTGGCGTAGATAGATTGTTGGCTGTCAAAAAAACTGCACATTACACATAAAAACCGTATGCACAGGAACGAAGCAACGGGTAATGTATTATACAGAAAGCATAAGAGCGTCTTATGCACTCTATATAGTACATAATGTCGACGTAGGTTGGGAAAGGTCAGAGCCCATTGTGTAGCAGAAAACACCTACTTCCAAGTCTCGGCTGGGCGAACTCACATGAAGCGCAATTTTTGAGATTAGATGGAACCGTAACAGGTTCCGTCTGACTGAAACAATCTACATGATGCTAAAATGCTTCGCATTTATAATGTAAGAAAAAGAAAGTGGTGTTTGAGCGATAGCGAAAAACACAAACGATCTTTAGATCGTTTCATAATAAATCAACTTTAATGTAAATCAGGATCTCTTCCTAAACCCTTAATTGTATATTTGATGTATTCTTCTAGGTCTAAGTGATTTTGTGGATATTGTAATTGTAGAAGATGTAGCGTTTCGAGTGCAAACGAGTAATCATCAATGCCATCTGCTAATGTTTCATTGTCAGTGCTATCATATACTCTGTACATCTTAATCATAAAATTATTTACGACATAACAGCACTAATAAAACTACTGCTTATTGGCTTTTTTCTTTTGATCTGCTTGATGTTCAATTAGAGCAACAATTTTCTTTCTTTGCGATGGTGTAAGATTGTATGAACTTTCTATAGTGATGCCGCCATTCATAAACCAAGTCATAAATGTAAGATCATCTTCGATCTTATCTACTTCTTTTTCTAGAGAATTTAAGTACTCTAAGATAGAGTCAGAGTCTTGGCGTTGTTTGATGCTTATACGAAAAAATTTGATTGGTCAAATATTAAAGGAACTTCAAGTTCTGACTTAGCACCCGCTTCTACTAGATGCTCTGGCACTCTTACTTTATATGGTGGAACATCGAACTTTTTCTTTTGATTGCGCAAGTGATTTGCAACAGCATCGTAAGTGACTTTGTCTGTACTATAGAAAAACTCACGGATTGCAGTTGGGTTAGTTTCTTCACCGTCGGGAGTTTTAATGCAGTATACCTGTTTACAAATTAGATCTAAATTGTTTTCTGTTAAGTCATTAAACGCATCTTGTAGCATTTTCTTAATGTTGTCGTCATTAACATCAGATGCTCTTGCGGCTTGTAAAATACGATCAGTATTAAACTGCTTCATTTCAAAAATGTTTTGTTCTCTATATTTTAGAGGTGCAGTTAAAAAAGTTAAATCACCAACATTAACAGACTCATCCCACGATTGTTGTGAAATATTGTCTAAAATTGTTCGTAAGTCAACAGGCACTTCTAATACCTCGTCATCTGTGCCAGGTACAGGCGCTTCTAAATTCATTATTTCGCCGTATGTTGCGATACGCATAGCAATTAAAATTGCATCTAGATCAATCATTGGAATGTCAAACGGGTCGTCAATTAACGGGCATGCACTTTTAATAGCAGAAGCAGTTGCTTCTCCATTCATTAATGCATCAGGAGTACGTAGATAAATTTCGTCTCTAGCGGTCATTGAGTACACAGGAAGTTCGCCTGCACTACTTTTTTCTAGTGGGTTTGATTTATACCACTGTCCTTTACTAGGCAACGTAATAAAAATTTTCGGTTGTCTAGCATATTTGGATAGCAAGTTATTTTCTGACATTTTTAAATCCAATAAATAAAGTTGTACTAGTATACGTGTTTTATTTATATACGTAGATAATAGGATTTTTTTAAATATGGATCAAGTCGAATTACTCCAGAGTGGCTTACGTGGCAATCGCGGCCCTGCATCAGAAGCAACACTAGATGAAATAGCACGTCTTTTAGGAAAAAACACCGATTCTTTAAAAGATATAGCAGAAACCAAAAAAACGATTGACAAAGGTGTATGGGACAAATTTTACAAAGGGCTAACCGGAGCGGCAAACGTTAGTGGTATTGCTGTTGCTCAACTATCAAAATTTGCTAAAAAACAAAAAGACGTTACTGATTTATCAGCCTATCTAGCAAAACATCTTAGCGGGTTTGGTGAAGGTATCGACGAAGCAACTAATTTAATTTACGATAACTTCAAAGCATTTAGAACACTTAGTAAGAGTGGTGTTTTCTTGCAAGATGAAACTATTAAACTAACTGAACGTTATGCGGCAATGGGCATCGATTTAGAAACTTTAACTACAAACCTAGGAGCAAACGCTTCTGCATTTGCGGCATTTGGTACAGCAACGCAAGGTGCAAAAATAGCAATGAATGGTGCGGAACTGTTTGCTGGATCACTAGGATCTCAATTGCAAGCATTTGGATATGACTTTGCTGAAATGAATGAAACATATTTTGATTACCTAAATATGAATGCTTACGCATTACAACGTGGCACATCTTCGATAACTAGTCTTGAAGCAGGCGCCGGCACTTATGCAAAATATCTACGTAGACTATCAGACTTAACAGGCCAACAAGCAGATCAGATTGCTGATCAAATGAAAAAGGCCAATCTCAACGAAGGTTATAAAAACTTCCTTGCTACAATGAGCGAAGGAGAAAGAGAAAGAGCCAACTCGCTTGTAACAGCATATGGTGCGGCATACGGCGATGCCGGTAGAGAAGCCGCAATGGCCGCAGTTATGGGGTTTGCGCCTATGACTGATGCGTCACAAGAATTAAGTGCTATTTTACCCGGATTTGCTAACGGTCTACAAGATGCTGTTGGAACTAGTAAAGCATTTAACGGTTCATTAGAAGACTATCAAAAAGGCATTGTTGGTAACTTAACATCACAAGCACAAGCAAATCAACAATTTGTAAACAGTACTTCTCAACTAGCCGGTGCTTTGATATTAAGTGGCGATTCTATGGGTAATACATTTAGTGGAATAATTGCCGGCAATAATAGATTACTAAAATCTCAAGACGATGTCGAAAAATTATTTTCTGATCCTGCGGCAACAGCAGACGGATTTAACGAAGGTCTTCGCGATGCTGATGTAGCAATTAAAGATATGCGTGTTGCTGTATCGCAGGCTGCATCTGCACTAATTGGAGACGTAGGGTTAGAAGGTATGGCTCGAAAGGCTGGCGAAGCAGTTAAAGAGTTTGGTGACGACTTAATTAGTACTGCTAGAAGAGCCATACGTGGTGGTGCAGGCGACCTTGAATCAGGTGCCGATTCAAACGAGCCAATTTCAAATACCATGCTTGGCCAACTAGGAGAATACTTCACAAACAAATATACTAGTTTAGTTCAAGACAAAGGCGCCACTACTCCAAGTCAATTTGCTGGAATTGCAAGAGGACGCAACATCGGAACAAACACTGGCCTAGGCGAAGCAATAAGCACACTACTAAAAGAAAAAGGTGAAGATATTCAAGGTCGCGAACAAGAGTATGTAACTGGAATATTACAAAATTATGCTAAAACAAATGAAGCAAACATCAAAGAAAGAATGCAACAATACCTAGATGCTAACCCTGATATCGACTTAAATCTAGAACAGTATTGGGATCAAATGATGAAAACGCAAATTCCTAATGCTGTAAAAAATTACTTAGAAACAGCACACGGATTCAACGACGGAACAATGGGTGCATTTGGATCATTGTTTGGAAACTTTGGTAAAGGCACTCCTGCAATGCTACACGGTGAGGAAGCAATTATTCCTAAAGATTCACCTATGGGCGGCATGTTAAGTATGATGCAAGGTGACATGGGCAACATGATGAGCATGATGAAGAATGGCAAGGATGGAAAGCCAAACTTTGGTGCTATGATCGAGGCTGGCGAGAAAATGGGCGCCAAATATGACACTTATGCCAAAGATAATGCTGGTGCAATGAAAGAACAGGGCAGAAATTTTGCCAAATCGTTTGGAATTAGTGACGAACAACTTGACAAGATGGAGGCTCAGAGTGTAAAATCAAATAATACTGCGAATTCTGGTACTTCAATAAATACTGGTACCGGAGGACTTGGACCAAAACTAGACGAACTTATTCGACTTAACAGGGATATGCTCGAAGAACTTCGTAATATGTAGGATAACAATTAAATGGGTTGGAAAAAATACTTTACAGAATATAAACCGGCGGATACATCAGGCAACACAAGTCCTATTTCAGGATACAGCGGCAACGGCCCTGCTAGAACAAACTATTCATCGTTCTTGCCTGAAGTGTATTCAGGCCACCCTAATCGTATTGAACGCTATACGCAATATGACACAATGGACGCAGACTCAGAAGTTAATGCGGCATTGGATATTCTTGCTGAGTTCTGCACACAAGAAAACAGCGAAAACAAAACACCATTTAATATCTTCTTTAAAGACAAAGCAACTAGTACTGAAATTAAGATTTTAAAAAGTTATCTACAGCAATGGGCAGACATTAACAACTTTGATAGAAGGATTTTTAAAGTTGTTCGTAATTTGTTTAAGTATGGTGATGTATTTTTTGTACGTGATCCAGAAACTTACAAGTGGTTTTATGTTGATCCTGCAAAAGTTGACAAAATTATTGTTAACGAAAGTGAAGGAAAACAACCCGAGCAATATGTTATCCGTGATTTAAACATTAACTTTCAAGATCTAGCAGTAACACAAAAGAACGCAACAAACTCACCAGGATCAATCGACTATACAACTGGCGGGGGTTCACAAGGTAGAGGTTTTGTTGGTGCAGGTCCACAAAACTTTGGAACAAGATTTGAACAACAACAAAATCAACTAGCAGTCGATGCTGAACATGTTGTTCACTTATCATTATCAGAAGGTTTAGACAGAAACTTTCCATTTGGTAATTCACTATTGGAAAGTGTGTTTAAAGTTTATAAGCAGAAAGAATTACTCGAAGATGCAATTATTATCTACCGTGTGCAAAGAGCACCAGAACGTAGAGTATTTTACATCGACGTAGGTAACATGCCTACTCACTTAGCAATGGGTTTCGTTGAAAGAGTTAAAAACGATATCCATCAAAGACGTATTCCAAGTGCAACTGGCGGAGGCACAAACGTAATTGATGCCAGTTTTAATCCATTATCGATTAACGAAGATTATTTCTTCCCGCAAACAGCAGAAGGTCGTGGATCTAAAGTAGAAACACTACCTGGTGGTACTAACTTAGGTGAAATTGATGACCTTAAGTACTTTACTAACAAACTATTCCGCGGTTTGCGTATTCCTAGTTCATACCTTCCTACCGGCGCAGACGATTCTGCGGCACAGTATAACGACGGAAGAGTAGGCACTGCTTATATCCAAGAACTTCGCTTTAACAAATATTGCGAAAGATTACAAAAACTTGTAGCATATATCTTTGATAGAGAGTTTAAATTATATCTACGTGCTAAAGGTGTAAACATTGACAATGCAATCTTTGATTTACACATGAACCCACCTATGAACTTTGCTTCATATAGACAAAGTGAAATGGATAATGCTCGTGTTAATACATTTGCTTCACTACAAGAAGTACCATATATGAGTAAACGATTTGCACTAAAACGTTTCTTAGGCCTTACAGCAGAAGAAATTGCAGAAAATGAAACACTATGGCGTGAAGAAAACTCCGATGACGTTATTAATAACGTAGGTTCAAGTACAGAAATGCGTAGCGCAGGTGTTACACCTGGTGGTATGCAAACTGATCTAGATAATCTAGGCACAACAGAACCAGGCGAAGGCGCACCTGAACCAGAAGCAGCACCAGGCGGCGAAGCAGGCCCAGGAGCAGAACCAACACCTCCACCAACTCCAGGCGGTGGCGGAGCAGGGATTTAAGGTAAATAATAGTATGTTGTTAAAAGAATTTTTCTATTTTGATAAAGAAGGTAATAACTTCGAAGATGATAAACGTTTCGATGCTGAAAGAGATATCAGTGTTGTGCGTCCAGACGATACAAGAAAGACTCGTTTAACACTAAAACAAATTAACGAAATTCGCAGAACAGGCGAAGCACGTGAACTAGAACAACAGAAAGAGTTGTCATTTATCCGCGACATGTATGGCCCACAACCAGAAGCGGATATGGCCATTTAAATAGCCTTTAAATACATGCATGAGCATGGCATTTGTAGTAGGCAATGGTACGTCTAGACAACATTTAGATCTAAATAAATTAAAAGGCAAAGGCACTATCTATGCCTGTAATGCCGTTTATCGCGACTTTAACCCAGACGTTTTAATTGCAGTGGATCCTAAAATGATTCACGAAATTGTTGCGTCAGGCTATCATAACAATAATGCAGTATGGACAAATTATAATAATTCGTACAAGGAATATAATAATTTAAACTATTTTGATCCTAGTAAAGGTTGGAGTAGTGGTCCAACGGCATTATATAAAGCAAGTAAAGACAATCACGAAACTGTTTATATTTTAGGCTTTGATTATATGGGCTTAAAAGACGGCAAGCGATTTAATAACGTATTTGCAGACACACAGAATTATAAAAAGAGCGCAGAGCCAGCAACATACTACGGCAACTGGTTAAGACAAACAGAAACTACAATCAAGGCACACCCCCACATCCAGTATATTAGGCTAATTAATACGGGTGACTTTTGTCCTACCCAGTTAAATACATACGAAAATTTCAGAAATATTACATATTCGCAATTTGAAAATACACTTTTGTAAAAATGCAACCCTCAAAAGGCGCATTTTTAGCCTATTTGCACCGGTAAAACTGGTTTTTTTGTAAATATTACTGAACAGCCTTGCCTATTAACATTTAAAAGGAGAACAAACAAATGTCAAACAAATTTGAAGAATTGTTAGATCTTCTCGTAAACGAAGAGCAGGAAAAAGCAGAAGAACTTTTCCACGATATCGTTGTTGAGAAATCTAAAGAAATTTACCAAGGATTAATTGAATCCGAGTCTAAAGAAGACGAAGAAGAAGTAGAAGAAGCATCTGAAGAAGATGCAGAAGATGAAGTTTCAGAAAACTTTGTTGACGACTTTGCTGATGAAGAGTCAGTAGAAGAAGTTGGCGGTGATGCAACTGACGACATGATGGCAAACGTAGAAGCGGATGACGACATGGGCGACGAAGAAGATCATCACGCTGACATGGGCGGCAACGAAGAATTAGAAGATCGTGTTGTTGATCTAGAAGATGCGCTAGACGACCTTAAAGCCGAGTTTGAAGCAATGATGGGCGACAAAGAAGAAGGCGATGAGGACGAAGTAGACGCAGGCGAAGAGCCAGAGATGGGCGACGACGAAGAAGAATCAGAAGAAGCCGAAGAAGAGTCATATGCTTTTGAAGCAGACGACGAAGAAGGTGCTAAACAACCAAAAACCGCTGGCGAGACCATGAGAGAATATGTTGAAAAGGTCTCAGCACCTAAGAATTCAGAAGGCGCTGATAACACTAAATCACCTGTAGCAGGTAATGCTAAAGCACCTAACGATGCTAAAGCACATTCCATTGGTGGTGGAAGTGAAGAAAAGGGCGGTAGTGCCGAAAAGCCTAAGGAAGATAATGCCGGTAACATTAATGTTCCTGGTGGTAAGGCCGGAGACACTTTTAAGAAGGCATCTGCACCAAAGAGTGCTGAGTAATTAGGGAGAGGCCATAATGGCATCATACTTAAGAGAAAATCTAACTTTCGATCAGGCGAAAGTCACCCTTGAGTCTCAAGGTGATGGAGAAAACAAGTCTCTTTATCTTAAAGGCATTTGTATTCAGGGTGGTGTTAAAAACGCTAATCAGCGAGTCTACCCGGTCTCCGAAATAGGCAACGCTGTTAAGACACTCAAGGATCAGATCGACGGTGGATACTCTGTACTAGGTGAAGTTGATCACCCAGATGACTTAAAAGTAAATTTGGACAGAGTTAGTCACATGATTACCGACATGTGGATGGACGGTCCTAATGGATTTGGTAAGATGAAAATTTTACCAACTCCGATGGGTAACCTAGTTAAAACAATGCTTGAAAGCGGCGTTAAACTAGGTGTATCCAGCAGAGGTAGTGGTAATGTTAACGAAGCCAACGGCGAAGTTAGCGATTTTGAAATTATCACTGTTGATGTTGTAGCACAACCAAGTGCACCAGGTGCTTATCCTACACCAATCTATGAACACATTATGAATGTAAATGGTGGTTATAGAGCAATGCAGATAGCACAAGAGGTACAAGGCGATAAAAAAGCACAAAAGTACCTACAAGAAGCAATGCTACGAGTCATAAAAGGCTTGCAGTAAAAACAGGAGAAAGCCAATGAGTGATGTTTTTAACAAACTTTTCGAAACAGGCATCCTAAGTGAGGACGTTCGTTCTTCTCTACAGGAAGCATGGGACGCAAAAGTCAAAGAAAACAAAGACAAAGTTACTGCTGAACTCCGCGAAGAATTTGCACAACGCTACGAGCATGATAAACAAAACATGGTCGAAGCAGTTGATCGCATGGTCTCCGAACGTTTACAATCTGAAATTGAAGAAATTGCAGAAGACAAGAAGGCACTTGCAGAAGCAAGAGTTGAGTACAAAGCAAAAGTAAATGAGCATTCAGAGAAACTGCAAGAGTTTATGCTCAAGCAGTTAACCAAGGAAGTTGCTGAACTACATGAAGACCGTCAAAAGGTTACAGAACGTTTCAGCAAACTAGAAGACTTTGTGGTTAAACAACTTGCAAAAGAAATCAACGAGTTTGCGGAAGACAAGAAAGACTTGGCAGAAACCAAAGTTAAACTTGTCGCAGAGGCTAAGTCTAAACTTGACGAACTTAAGGCTAAGTTTGTTGAGAAGTCGGCTTCAATTGTTAAGGAAACAGTTTCTAAGAAACTTTCAGATGAGATTACTCAATTGAAAGAGGACATCGAAACTGCTCGCCAAAACAATTTTGGTCGCAAAATGTTCGAAGCGTTTGCTAATGAGTATCAATCTTCTTACCTTAACGAGAAATCAGAAACTAGTAAGTTAATGAAAGTTATCGCTGAGAAAGAAGTACAGTTAGCAGAGGCTAAGAAAGCCATCACAGAGAAAACTACATTAGTTGAATCTAAGGAACAAGAAATTGTTAAAGCCAAGGATGAAGCGAAACGTGTTGCAGTGATGAACGAGTTGCTCAGCCCATTAGGTAAAGACAAGAGGGAACTCATGTCAGAACTATTGGAATCAGTGCATACTGAAAAGTTGCACACAGCGTTTGAAAAGTATCTACCAGCAGTTATGGAAGACAGAGCACCAAAAACTGCGAAAAAGGCTATTATGGAAGGCAAAGAAGTAACAGGCAATAAAGAAGTAGAAACAAAGGTAGAAACAAAATCAAACCTAATTGAACTCCGCAGATTAGCGGGATTAAACTAAAAAGGAGAAGGACAAAATGTCAGAAATCATCAACGAAAACTGGCAGGATACAAAAGGCGCTTTACTAGAAGGTCTTTCAGGTCAGAAGAAAAGCGTTATGGATGTCACTCTCGAGAACACTAGACGTTATCTCGCTGAGTCGGCAACTGCTGGTGCAACTTCCGCAGGAAATGTTGCAACACTAAACCGTGTTATCCTACCGGTAATTAGACGTGTTATGCCAACCGTCATCGCTAACGAAATCGTTGGCGTTCAACCAATGACCGGCCCTGTTGGTCAAATCCACACCTTACGTGTACGTTATGCAGAAACTTTCGATGACGCTACAGCAGGTGAAGAGGCTCTAAGCCCATTCAACATTGCTCGTGGCTACTCTGGTAATGCTACTACTAACCGTGCAGATGCTACTGCTACGTTAGAAGGTACACCAGGTAAGAAGATGTCAATTCAAATCCTCAAGCAGGCAGTAGAAGCGAAAACTCGTAAACTATCTGCTCGCTGGACTTTTGAAGCGGCACAAGACGCTCAAGCACAACAAGGTATTGACGTTGAAGCAGAAATCATGGCGGCACTTGCTCAAGAGATTACTGCTGAAATCGATCAAGAGATCCTTGCTTCACTACGTTCACTAGCATCTACTGAAGAAACTTACAACCAAGCGGCTGTAAGCGGTACTGCTACATTCGTAGGCGACGAACACGCGGCTCTTGCTGTTCTAATTAACAGAACTGCTAACAAGATCGCTCAGCGTACACGTCGTGGTGCTGGTAACTGGGCAGTTGTTTCTGCAGAAGCATTAACAATTCTTCAGTCTGCTACAACTTCTGCGTTCGCAAGAACTACTGAAGGCACTTTTGAAGCACCAACTAACACTAAGTTTGTTGGTACACTAAACAACTCAATGAGAGTTTATGTAGACGGCTATGCGGCTGATTCAACAGCAGTACTAGTTGGTTACAAAGGCTCTTCAGAGGCTGATGCGGCGGCATTCTACTGCCCATACATTCCTCTAATGAGTTCAGGTGTTGTTCTTGATCCAGCAACTTTTGAACCAGTTGTAGGCTTCATGACAAGATATGGCTATGTTGAACTAAACAACACTGCTTCATCTCTTGGTAATGCGGCTGACTACTTGGGTGAAGTTGCAATCAGCAACGTTTCGTTCTCTTAATAGAGAAAGTAGTAACGAAAAAGGGTGGCTTCGGTCACCCTTTTTTTATGAGTAAATAAAAGTATGGAAGTAGAAATTAGTTTAGACTGGCCAGATGTAGAACGTGAAATTCGAGAGTTAACTAAAAGTGCTCCTGAGTTTAAAATCGACGTGATTAAATTTTGTCGAGGTATGGACAGCGAAATTAAAAAACTTTCTGAAATTGAATTACAAATTAGAAGACACCCAACAGATTCACTAGCACAAAAACATACACTAAAAGTAAAAGAAATTAACGAAGCAATTAAATTTTTTACACAAACACATCTTATGCACTTGTTCACAAGAACTGACTAAATACAATGTCTAAAGTGTGCCCCTAATAAGGTGGACTTATGCTGTACCCACAGCGTAGACCTAGAACGTCAATAAAGGAGAAAACAATGGGACGTCCAATTAACAAAAACAAAATCGGCCAAGGTACCGGTAAAATTTTATGCTCTGCATATTACTTTACAGGTGCTTCTGAAGTAAACGGTGCTACAACTCCAGCATGGGTTGTATCACAGCGTTCAACTAGCAAGTTTAACGTAACTGATGGTTCTACTACTGAAGTATTAACTCTTGTTAATAAATCAGCAGGTGCTTTAGCGGCAGGTGAATTTATTATTAATGCTGTACTAGACGATTCAACTACAGTTCAAGTTACTAAACTACGTAACAGAACTATTCAGTATGAAGGCGGTACTGCAAACGTTGCTAATATTGCTTACAATATTGGTCATGGCTTAGTAGTAGGTTCAACTACAGACGGTGAAGCAGAAGTAGAAGGTCAAAATTAATTGACACTTTGAGAAAGGACAAAGGAAACTTTGTCCTTTTCTCTTGACTAAATAATGATATAAACAAAGGATCTATACATGTCAGTTGAAGTCTTAAGAGTAAGCGGAGATTACAAAATTGTCACAGCACAAGGTGGCTCAAACCTAGTGACAGTTGATTCGCCAGAACTGCGTGTTACTGGTGACCTTACAGTTCTTGGTACTACAACTACTGTTGAATCAACAATTACAACTATTGCTGATCCGGTTATTACACTTAATGATGGTGAAACTGGTGCTGGTGTTACTGTTGGACAGTCTGGTTTAGAAATTGACCGCGGTACAGCACAGAAAGCAACTATACTTTTTGATGATACACTTTCGTACACAATGCCAAACGGCGGCGCCGGCGAAGGTATGTTTACATTAAAAGTTGGTAGTACACTTGGTGGATTAAGAATTCATCACATTGAAACTACTGGCGAAGATTTAGTATTGTTAGGAGCCAATGCACCTAATGCTGTTGTTAGTGTTAGAGGTACTGCAAATTACGAAAATCAAGTTACTGATGACGATGATATTCCTAATAAAAAGTATGTAGATACTGCTATTATTACTTCACCAGGACCACAAATTGTTAGTGATGATACAAAAGTAGTTGTTGAAGATTATGATTTAGGCGCACCGTATTCACGTGCGTATATTAACGTTGACAACACAACACGTTTTGAAGTAAATCAATACACAATTGAACTAGGTAATCTTACAGTTGATGGTACAACTATTCGTCCAAATAACTCAGGAGATAATCTATTCTTAGAATCAAACGGATCAGGCGAAGTAGTAGCACGTGATGTATTAAGTATCGAAGGAAACGTTATTCCTAGTGCTCCTGTTGCAGATTCAGGTAGATTAAAACTATATGTACAATCCGAAGATACAGGCGGTACTGGACTTTATTTTGTAAATACATCTAGTACAAGAGATGAACTCGTAAGCAAAAAGAAAGCACTGCTCATGAGCATGTTATTTTAGGAACAACAAATGGCTATTACAAACGAATATATTGATGCAACGATTACAACAGTGTATACTAGCACTGATACAACTGCAATTACTAGTATGATTTTCTGTAACTATGCTTCAGCAACACTTACTGATGCTGATACTTATTTAGATCTTCATATTGTTCCTAGTGGAGATACTTATAACGAGAAAAACAAAATCTTGCATCAATTAAAAATTCCAGCAGGTGAAACATTTATTATGGATTCAGAGCGTTTGGTTCTTGATAATGGCGACACAATTCAAGCACAAACAACTTCGCCTGCAACAGTAAGTGTAACAGTGAGTTCGATTCCAGTATAATGAAATTTGTTAAACACCAACAATTAAACGAAAAAATGATCACAGACCCGAGTGTGTCTGTAGAAGCCAACGGCCATGTTGTACTAGGTACTAACTATGCTGTTAAAGTTCCTGTTGGTAGTTCAAGTGAGCGTCCACAGTTTCCTGAAAACGGACAAATTCGTTATAACACAGATTTAAATGAATTCGAACTGTATGTAAACAATGCATGGGAAAATGCTCGTACAAGTCGTCCAAGCACAATTACAGTTCAAAACTTAGGTACAGGTGATGCAACCGAAACAGACTTTGGTCCTTTAAGTCCGGTACCTGCAACTGCCGCAAATGTTATTGTGTTAGTTGAAAACGTTGTTCAAATATCAGATATTAACTATACAATGGTACAAAACCCAGGTGGTGCTAACGGTTACTATCTACGCTTTGACTCAGCAGTTCCATTTGGTAAAGACGTTGTCGTAATTCACGGCTTCGATTAATACCTAACTCCAGCCTTTTTCCAAACAAGACTAAATACTGTTAATGCTAGGCAATGACCGTTGCAAGCAGGACAAACTGTGGTCAACCCGCAATGTAAGGTGGTTGGAGGGACAGGATCCCCGCGTATATAAGGAGAGACAATGGCCGTCGGTCGCATTTCGGGTCCGTTGCTTAAGAGTAATCTCATTCGTAATGGGGTTGATCTGGCGTTTGAAACGGATTTATTATACTTAGATGTTGTTAATGGTAGGGTTGGCATCAAAACCGCAAGTCCTAACTACGAACTTGAGATCAATGGCAAAATATACGCAACCAACATTGAAGCCGGCAATCAAATAGATGTTGGTAACTTAAATCTTAAAAACAACACAATTTCATCAGACTTAGGAACAATTGAATTACTACCAGCAGGTAGTGATCCTGTAGTCTATCATTCAAAGATTCACATAGATTCATTAGAATTAAATGACAACTACATCACGACATTAGATTCTAATGCACCTATTGAACTACGACCAAACGGCACAGGTACTATTGAATTAGTAGGTAATACAAACGTTACAGGTAACTTGTTTGCTACTGGTAACATTACTGCCGCAGGCAACATCAGTTTAGGTGACGGAAACCTTGATAACATTGCTATTAATGCAGATGTTATTTCTGATATTATTCCCGATGTTAGCGATACTTACAGATTAGGTATTCCAACCAAACGTTGGAAATCGCTAGATTCAAACTATGCTAACATTGGTGATATACAAATTGCTGATAACGTAATATCGCCTATCAATACAAACGAAGATCTAATCATTCGTGCTAATGGCACCGGAATTGTTGACATCTACGGATTGTCTATCGACGCAGGCGGTGACGTAAGTCTAGCAGGTACACAGTTACGTTTCGGCAACATTTCAATTGACGGTGACGGCGACAACACTGGTATTTTTGCACTAGATTCAAATACAAACATCAACGTTAACAGTTCTGGTACTGGTAGAATTTTACTTAACGGTACAGACATTTTACTTGAACAAGGCAATGCATTTTGGGTTACAGCAAATGGTAGCGATAGTAACTCAGGCGGAAGCGTACAAGAAGCATTTGCTACACTCAAGTATGCACTAAGTCAAGCAAGTTCAGGTGATACAATTTATGTAGGCGCCGGCACATTTGAAGAAATTGCACCACTAACAGTACCACAAGGTGTACAAATTATTGGTAGCGGCTTGCGTACAACACAATTAAAACCAACTGCGGCTACAAGAACAAATAACTTCTTCTTACTCAACGGCGAAACAACTATTGAGAACTTAACCGTTAGAGAAATTGAGTGGAGCGGTACTACAGGCTATGCATTTTCGTATGCATCTGGTGCAGTAGTAACAACACGTTCTGCATATGTTAGACACTGTACAGTTCTTAACTTTGGTTCAAGTGTAAGACTTGGAACTAACGGTGCTGACGATCCTTATGGATATGATGCAGGCGATGCAGGCCGAGGCGCATTAGTAGATGGTAGTAACATGGGTACTTCGTTAGAGTACGCTATGTTGTTTGACAGTGTAACATTTATTGTACCAAACTCTAAAGGTCTTGTAATTACTGAAGGCGGTCGTGTAGAATGGCTAAACAGTTTCGTTTACTTTGCAACACAAGGTATTGAAGGTGTTGCAGGTTCAACAGGTGTTGCAGGTGACGGTAAAACTAAAATTCAATTAAGTGGTATTACAGGAACATTTACCGCAGGCGACACAGTAACATTTACTTCAACAGACGGATCAACTGTAACAAACTGTACTATTGAAAGTATGGAAAGTGCAGATACTATTGTTGTTGATGGACGTTACGATGGATTAGACGGCTTTGACTTTACACCAGCGAGTATTACAGCCGCACCTAGTGGCGCTACTGCTACAAGCATTATAAGATATGACAGAAAAGACTTTGGTGCTGAATTAAGATCTATTGCATCAGCAAACATATACGGTCAGTTTGGTGTTAGAGCAGACGGACCAGATGTAAGACTAAGAATGAGTTCACATGACTTTGGTTACATTGGCTCTGGTAAGAAATATGACAACAATGACAATGATGTAGCACAAGCAAACGAAATTACAGAAGTAAACGGTGGTAGAGTATTTTATAACTCGACTGACCAATACGGTGATTATAGAATTGGTGACTTATTCCACGTTGACCAAGACACGGGTGCTGTTACATTTAGTGGCGGCAACTTTGACGTTAGTTCGTTAACTGGTATTAACTTTATTTCTGGCAGCAATCAAACTATTGTAGATCCGTTTAAAGTACAAACAGGTAACTTAGTACTAAGCGGAAACACAATGTCGTCGCTAACAGGCGATATTAATATTACACCTTACAGTGGCGAAACAAACATTACAGGTAACCTAAATGTTACAGGCGATATTGATCTAGGCGGCAATATTACACTAGGTAATCAAGACACTGACAACATTATTATTAATGCTGATTTACAAAGTGATCTAATTCCAGACGCTGATACTACATATAAAATTGGTAAAGCAACTAAACGCTGGAATGATATACACGTTAAAAACTTCTATGGCGGAGATGGCGCAACAGCGAATCTTATCATGATCATGGAAGAAGATCAACTTAATGCTACACAAATTCAAGTTGACAACGTATTAATTAGAAACAATGGTTTAGAAACTACAATTAGTGGTGCTAACTTAGAATTACAAGGTAATGCAACAGGTTATGTTGACATTGTAGGTACACAAGCACTTAATATTCCAGTTGGTACAACAACACAAAGACCATTGGGTGTTACAGGACACATTCGCTTTAACTCAACAACACAACAGTTTGAAGGTTATGCAGGTACTGCTTGGAGTTCACTAGGCGGCGTTAGAGACGTCGACAGTGACACTTACATTATTCCAGAAACTAGTGCAGGTAGTGACGAAGATAGATTAGATTTTTATGCAGGTGGCGTTAAAGTTGCAGAACTAGATCAAACTAGTTTGCGTGTAGACGATGTACAACCGCTAAATGAAGATTATGTAAACTTTAACAGTAATACTGGCGTTAAGATTCCAGTAGGTAATACTTTACAACGTCCTGGTACACCTACTAGTGGTTTAATTAGATTTAATAATAGCACAACACAGTTTGAAGGCTATAACGGTGTTGCGTGGTCAAGTTTAGGCGGTGTACGCGACGTAGACAATGACACTTACATTATCCCAGAACTTACTCCAGGTGGAGATCAAGATACACTTTATTTCTACAACGGCGGTGTAAACACAGCAACTATTGATGCTACAAACGGATTAAAAGTTGATAAAATTTCAGCATTGTCAACAGGTTCGTCAAACTATGTAGACTTCTTAGGTACAGACGGTGTTAGAATTCCATCAGGAACAACACTAGAACGTCCAAGTGTGTATGACGCAGACGATGCAGGTGTTATTAGATACAACACAGCATTGCGTTCTTTAGAATCGTGGAGTGGCACTGCTTGGGAACTAATTGGTGGCGGTTCTGTTACTGACGGCGACGGAGATACGTATCTAACAGTAGAAACAGCAAACGACGACAGTGATACATTTACATTCTACTGCGGTACTAACTTAGGCGAATCACCAGCAGTAGCACCGGTGGTTACAATTAGTAGAAACGGATTAATTGTTGACAGCACAATTTCAATTAACAACAATGTAATTGAAACTATTAACACAAACGAAGATTTAATTATTCGTGCTAACGGTACAGGTCGCGTAATTATTGACGGTAGTGATGGTCAGTCAAGTTCAGGTAACTTGTTTGCTACAGATCCGTTAATGACTCTTAACTTAACAGCAAGCGGATACAACTATGTTGATATGGGCTTCATTTTTGAACGTGGCTTAGATATTAACAAAGGATTTATCTACGATGAAAGTGCTGACGAGTTTGCGGCTATTTCAACTATTGAACAAGGTACTGTTAAAGGTAACGTAGCAATTACAGATTATCAAACTATTGCTACTGGCACTGTTAAGATTAAAGACTACGATGCTAATATGCTTGTCGGTACAGGTAGCAATAAAGAATTAATTACTAGTGCAAACGGTACTACAATTAATGCAGAAGGCATTGTAAACTTTGAAAATGGTAGATTAATTCTACCTATGGGAACCACTGCTGAAAGACCAGCAAGTCCTGCAAACGGTGAAGTAAGATACAACGAAACTACACAAAGATACGAAGCATACTATCCAGATGCTGGATGGAACTTAATGGGTGTTGGATATGGTACTCCTGTACAGTATCAACAGTTTACAGGAGACGGTGTAGCATATTCGTTTACACTAACTAATCCTATAAGTTCAGCACAAGCACTTATGGTTGCTATCAACGGTGTAATTCAAAATCCAGGTGATAGTTATATTGTTAGTGGACAAGAACTAATTTTCATTGATAACACTAGTACAGCATACCCAGTAGAAGATGGCGCAATCATTGATGTAAGACATTTGAGTGCACCAAGTGTAGCAACAACACGAGTCGATACATTTACGGGCGACGGCAGTACACGTAGATTCTTGTTAAGTGTAGCACCACTTGATAAATTTGGAATTATTCCATTTGTAGACAACGTTTATCAGGATCCGCTAGTATATGATGTTGATGGACAATATATTGAGTTTACAGACGAAGCACCTGACGAAGATTCAAGAATCAACGTCATTAATTACTCAACAATACCTGCTCCGGAGGTAATTACTAGAAGCGAAGCAGTAGATGAAGCAATTACATACGCGATTGCATTAGGATAAAGACATGGCAAATACATTTAGTAACAAATTAACAAGTCAAATTGGAACAGGAGATGTAACAGTTTATACTCCAGGAAGCGGTATTGCTTATACTACCGTAATTGGATACACTGTTGCAAACGTACACAATAATAACATTAATGTAGACTTGTTTATTAGAGATACAGATTCAACTGAAGTTTACTTACTTAAAGGAACATTAATTGAGCCAGGTAGTGCTATTGTTCCAGTAGGTGGTGAACAGAAACTGGTAATTTTGCCTAATCAAGAATTGTGTGTAAGATCAGACACTAGTGCAAGTGCTGACGTTACAATTAGTGTATTGGAGATCACATCATAATGGCTGTTATTCCTAAGTACATTGGTAATACTAACAATCCTGGAAAAACAGGAAAGAGTGCATTACACGCATTTACAAGAAATGCAAATGGTGATTTACTGTATACAAAAATTACAAGCGGGTCGGTAGCACTTACAGACGGTAATGGTAACCCTCTGTACCTTGAAGCAGACATTGGAACCGACGACGGCAGTTATTCGATAAATACCAATGGACAATTAATTTATACGTTTAGTGAGAACCAACAATGACAACTATTAACCTAGGAAATCTTAAATTTACATGGAAAGGCGACTGGACCTCTAGTACGGCTTATAATAAGGACGACATAGTAAAATACGGTCCTAGTGTTTATGTTTGTGTAGATGCTCACGTTTCAGGAGCCGCATTTGCTAATAATTCTGCTAAGTTTGAAGTAATGGCAGAAGGCTTAGAAAATGC